TGGAATAGGTTGTTTGCAGTCTCCCAGTGATCGGGCGGTAAGAGGCCCATCTCGACCACGTTCTCCCAGCCCTGCTCGGATTGTTCCAAAGCCTCCTTCATCACCGGGACTGCTTCGAGGGCGGAGAGGATCGTGGGGAGGTTGTTGACCAGCGCGACGATTAGGGCGGCGTCTTCCGGGTCAAAGCCGACAGTTCCTTGCGTAGACAAAATTTGCTGGCGGCATTTAGGATGACCGCACCTGCACAAAGTCGAATGCCAAGGCCCCGGCGTCGCCTTCTCCGCCAGCACTTTCAGTTCTTCAATCATTGTTGCCTCCTGTGTGGGGTTGGTGGTCATACCACTTCCTCTTCGGTCTGCGTCACGCGCACCAGCTTCATTTTGCAGCCAACACGCTGCTCGGCCTTGAGCTTCTCTTCCTGTGCGCGGGCCAGGCTTTCGTAGGAACAGACTGGTGTGCCGCGCACGGTGCGGATCTGGTAAGAGACGTTCATCGCTTCACTCTTTCACTGTTGATAACTGCACTCTTAGTTGCAAATGTTCGCAGGCCAGTCAACCCTTAGTTGTGTGACAGCCGAAAAAACTTCGCGCGCCTGATCGAGCGGCGAGATGTCGACCACGCGGTGGCGACCAGTCTCGTTCCGCACCCGGCGTACGTTGCTGATAACGCCCGCGTATTTCTCCATACTGGCCCAGAACGCCTGCTCGGACTTCTGCTCCCACACCTTGTGCGCGGAATTGCGGTAGGCCTCGTAGACAAGGTGCTTGTTGATCTCCTCCTGGCCGAACTCGAGCGTCGTGCCGGTGCGCGCATCGCGGATCTCACCACCGGCCAAGCACTCGTACAGCCAGCGCGTGATGCAGTCGCTGCCACGAAGCTTCTGGTCCTCGAGCGCTTTAGTCTGCGGCGCCTTGGCGATGTTCACCTTGGTCAGGTCGAAGTGCTTGAGGTAGTGCAGCAGATGCGTCTTGCCGCCGCGGTCGAACCAGGCGTCTAGCGCCGCGAAGTACGGGATGTCTTCCTTGTGCTTGCTGCCCACGTCGAACACGGCCCAGCGGCGTTCGTCCATCGTGGCCGGCACCACCCACTCCTCGTTCGAGGTGAAGAGCAGGCGGGTATAGTTCGGGGCCATGTAGCCATCGACGCCCTTGCGCTCGACCATGATGCGGTCGTTGGTGACGAGATCCTTCAGCGCCCCTTCGGCCGCCTTCGATCCCGCCCAGTAGCCTTCCTCGACTTGCAGCAGCAGGCACGACTCGAGGTGCGCGTTGAAGTTGCCGACGAGGTGATCCTGGCGGCTGATCGTCTTGTAGTGGTCGAGGAACAGCTTGCCGACCAGCTGGCCGAACTTCGACTTACCGGTGCCTTTGAGGCCGCGCAGGATCATCGCCACGCCGGGTTTGGTCATCGGCTCCTGCACCAGCTGCGCCGCCCAGCCGATCACGTACTGCGCGATGGCGTCGTTGCCATCGGCGACAACCTCATGGACGTAGTCGAGCCACTGGCCCACGTCGCCCTCTTCCGCCTCGCAGGAGAACCCGCGCCACAGGTTGTAGTAGCCGACCTTCTGGCCTTCGGGCAGGAACACCATGCCGCGCGCCGTGCGGCGTTCGGGGTGCGTGAGCCAGAGCTTGATCGGGTTGACCTTCTCGGTGACCACGTCGCCGTTCTTCTTCTCGACCTCAATCGGGATGCACTGGTTGGCGAACTCCTTGGTCAGATCCTCAACGCCGTACAGGTCGAGGCCCTCTTGCAGTTCGTCCTCGCGGATCACGCGCGCCTTGCCGCCGACCTGGACGAACACCAGGTCTTCGACCAGCCGGTCGACCAGACCCTTCTGGCGCTCGGCCCGTTCGACCTTCTTGGCCTTGCCCTCGAGGTAGGCCGCGGTCACCGGCTGCGCGCTGGCATTGCGGCCGAAGCTGCGCCACCGCTTGCTGCACTCGCCGTGGACGTACTTGGCGCCATCGCTCGACCAGCCATCCCACAGGCGCAGGCCTTCGGGTGAGCCGTCCGTTTCATGGTGCAGCGCCATCCCGACCTTGACCCACTCATCGTGGCCGCAGTCAGGGTCGATGCTCTCGAGCCACCGCTCGAGGTCGTCGGCGCTCTTGCCCAGCTTCGGGCGCAGCGTCAGCAGCTCGTCCGTCTCGCCGCCGGCCGATACGCCCTTGCGCGACAGTTCCCAGTCGCTTGGGACGATGCTCTCGAAATAGGCAACGAACTCCTCTGCCTGCTCACGGGTGAGCGTCGGGAGATCGGCGTGGCGGATATCGACCAGCGACTTCTTCGGCCAGGTGTACGGCTGCCCGGTGTCGGGGTGCGTCGCGTAGGCCACGAACTGCTGCCCCTTGGCCAGCACCTCGACCGCGTTCTTGTTGCCGAGGAAGTCGACGTACTCGTTCGACCGGATCTTGCCGAACGGCTCGTCGGTGCGGAACACCATCAGCGCCTTGGGCTTGCGCCCGATCCGCAGCGGTGCCTTGCCGAGATTGTTCTCGACCCACTTGATCAGCTTGTAGCTGATGTCCTTGTCGAGGCAGTCGATGTCGATGGCTGGCGTGTGTTCGGTGATGATGCCGACGCCCGCGTCGGGGTACTTCTCGATCCAGCCGCGCACGATGGCCTCGTCCGCGTGGCTGTTCTGCCAGTCGCTGATAGCGGGTGCCTTATGCCCCGGCCTGATCGGCAATACACGGTAGCCCACTGAGGCTAGTTGCATTGCCCGATCTTTCATGTATGAAGAACTCGTCACTCCCACACTCCCTACTAGGCCCCGCCTAACCCGCGGGGCCTTTTCTTTTATTCGCCCAGCGCGCGGTTGATGTACCAGCGGGCCTTGCGAAGCGACTCGTCCTGCCCCTTGTGGCGCTCACGCCAGATGTACTTGAGCGCGTTGCCCTTGCAGTAGCCACGGAACTCTTCAGCCGTCAACGCAGCTTCGATGGCGTCGATACATTCGATACCACCCTGGCGGTAGTGCGCTGGCGAGTTGACGGTGTCGGCCATGCCCCAGCGCGCGCGCTCCTGCGCTTGGCGATCCTCGGCGAGGATCCGATCCATCTCGCTCTTGAGCGTCACTTCGCTTCTCCCTTCGGCGGGTTGCGCAGTTCTTCCAGCACCTCTGGCACTAGCTCGTACCACTGCACTTTGCCCTTAGTCCAGATCGACATCTGGAGAGCGCGCTTGGTCGGCACACCGTGGAGGATCCACTTGTAGATCGCCTGCGTGGACACGTCGAGCATTCCGGCCAGCGTGCGAATGCTTCCGCCCGCGACCTCCTTGCCGACGCGATCTACGGCCTCGCGGACCTTGCTTGCATCACGTTCGAACATCTTTTTTCTCCTTGACACCGTTTTGTGAGTTGCTAACTGTCGGTTGTCGACGCACAGTTAGACCGCGCCGATACGAAGTGTCAACTAGGAGAATGGGAAGTGACTTACCAAGAACTAGCCGACCGCATCCACGCGATTGAGATGACGGTCGAGAAAGCCCACGAAGATCTGACCGCGCTTCTGGTGGCCGTCGAAAAGATGGAGAAGGCCGAGAACGCCGAACCCGAACCCGCCAAGGTCAACCTCGAACAGGTCCGCGCCGCGATGACCGACCTGGCGTCGGCCAAGGGTGCTGATGCCGCCAAGCAGCTGCTCGCCGAGTACGGCGCGAAGAAGCTCGGCGATGTCGCCCCGGCGAAGTACGCCAGTCTGCTCACCGACGCGAAGGCGTGGGCCAATGAGTGACGACGATCTCAACGCGGCGCGCGGCATCGTCTATGCGCTGGTGTGCGCTGCCGTGTTGTGGGGCCTGATCGGCCTCGTCGTGTACTTCAGCTGAAAGGACTCGAGATGGCGAAGGTTCTTGTCGCCTGTGAATACAGCGCCACGGTCAGGGATGCGTTCCGCTCCCGTGGACACGATGCGTGGTCGTGCGATCTGCTGCCGACCGAAGGCGATACCACGTGGCATATCCAAGGCGATGTGCTGCCGGTGATCGACGACGGCTGGGATCTGCTGATTGCTCACCCGCCCTGCACACACCTTGCCGTGAGCGGCGCTCGCTGGTTCAAGGACAAGAAGGTCGAGCAGGCAGAGGCGCTTGAGTTCGTTCGCGCGCTGCTCTTCTGCGATGTGCCGCGTATTGCTCTGGAGAATCCTGTGTCGGTCATCTCCAGCCGTATCCGCAAACCGGATCAGGTGATCCAGCCGTGGCAGTTCGGCCACGGCGAGACGAAGGCGACGTGCCTCTGGCTCAAGAACCTTCCGAAGCTGACGCCGACCGACATCGTGGAAGGTCGCGAGGCGAAGGTTCACCGGATGCCGCCGGGGCCAGACCGCTGGAAAGAACGCTCGCGCACCTACAAAGGCATCGCCGAAGCGATGGCCGATCAGTGGGGCGCCGTATTGGAGATGAGCAATGCAGCTTGAACTGTTCGAAGACGCCCAGCCGGCACACGCCAGGCTCGGGCCATCCGCCGCCCACCGCTGGCTGCGCTGCCCTGGCAGCGTGATCCTCGAAGCCGACCTGGTCGACGAGGGCAGCGAGTTCGCCCGCGAAGGCACGGCCGCTCACGCACTGGCCGAGTGGTGCCTGCGCGAGGATC